CGGGACTTCCTCCTCAGCGGACTCCTCAGCGCGCACTTCGCTCTTGTCAACGCCCTCCTCCTGCAGTGCCTTTGCCTGCAGTTCCGCGAGGGCGCGCTCGGACTCCTCGTCCTCTTTGGCGGCAGCGGCTTCCGCTTCCTCCTCCGGGTTGGCTTTCATCTTGAGATTGCCGTCATCGGTATCGACCATCTCATCCGCTCGCATGGCCTCGTTGTTATCGGCGATCTCCGACAATCGCTCAGTGCGTGACCGATTGCGCGACTCATTCGCCTCCCGGGCTTTTTTCAGGCGCAGCGCTTCAACATCGGCCGTGCCGTTGCTCTCATCAGCCATCGTTTTCTTCCTCTAAATGGGACAGGGCCATTTGGCCCTCATGAACTGCGTCGCCAAGCCATCGGACGATGGAATCAGCGACTTGAATCCGGGTCTGCAGCGCGCGGATCTCAACCGGGTCCTCCGGGGAAACCACCTTCAATGCCTCGACCGCCGCGTCACTTTGCGTGCGCGCCTTATCAATCAAGTAGGCGCCAATCGGACCTCGCAGAAAGTCCTCCACCACCCTACCAAACGTCGCCCACTCAACACGCGGGTCGCCCGGATCAAGCACCCTGCTGTCCCTGCTGACCTTGCGGATGCTGGCTCAGCAACTCTTTCTCAAGTTTCGCGTGCTCAACATCAATGAGGTGCTGGGCGATCATTTCGCGGCTGCTTTGCCCGTGCCGCATGGCCTCGGTCCGCAGCTTCGTTTCATTGGTCTCGCGAGTCGCCTGAAGCCGCGTACGGTTGGTATCTCGGGCGGTCTCGAGCCTCACGATGTTGGCCCCATCCTTGTTCTGCAACTTGATCCCGGCCTGCTGCAAGCCTTTCTTCAGGGCCTGGTTCTCTTGCATGAGCTTCGCCACTTGAGGATCGACGCCATCGATCATGAATCGGCTCCCATCCTGATATCCGGTCAGACCAAACATCTCTTTGGCAATTTCTTTGAGGTCCATTCCCGGGGGCTGGCTGCGGGCAATCTGTGCAAAATTCATGACGCAGTAGACAAACCGCTGCAGTTTCATGACCGGGTCTGTCGCCCCCATGCCGACATGCACGCTTAACGTCAACTCCTTCTCAAGCAGCGCATCAGTGACCTGTGATACGCCGTAGCGCTGAAAAACCTGCGCCTTTTGCCCAGCAATACCTAGGATCACCGTGTCAGTCTCGTAGTGCTGCTCCAGTAGCATGATGTGCCGCAGCACCGGCTGCACAAACGTCTCCGTGTAGGTCTTCAACATGTACTCAGTCAACATGTTGGATGGTGCCTGCAACATCCGCATGGTGTTGCTCGACTCCCGGGGCGTGCGCGCTGTGTTAACCTGCAACGGGCTGAAATTGCCAGCGATGTCATTAAAATCGCCGTCAATCCGGTCTTGTTCGAGATAGGCTGACTGCGTCACATCCTGCCAGTTCATCTCGTGCACATCATTTTCCGGATCATCGACCAGCGTGATGCGACCCGGAACGTTGCGGACCAACGAGGCCAGATCCACGTTTTTCCCACGTTTAACCAGATAGGCCTTATTCAACACGAACTTGACATTGTCTGACCTCTGGTTCCGCACATCGTTGGCTTCCTCCTGCAGGCCTTTCAATAGCGTGGGTAAGCTATTGGGGATCGGCTTGTGCGTCTCAAGCAGAGCCCGACCCATCACATAGGGTCTGACACCGTGCCAGACCGTATCGGTCAAGCGCTCCGGCTTGGTCAAAAGCCTTTCGCTGGCGAGCGTGAAGAACTCCCAGTCCTCTCCCTTCCAGCGGTGGATATGCCGATGTACCCAGACAATGTCGTAGTCACTGACATCGCGCTTCTGCTGCGCTGGGTCCTGGTGGTATCCCACACGCGCCTGCCGTGTTGAATCATCGGCGTTGTCGGTGCGGGCAAACGCTGCGGAAGCCGGATACTCCTTCCAGCGCCGCCCTTTCGGATCCGGGAAGCGCATCCGATCCTTCACATCCGTCCAGTACATGGGGATCAGATGAATCAAGTAGGGCGAGGTGTTGATCGGATCGAGCCAATGCGCGCTCGGATCCAGGCGTAGATTCTCAATGGGCACCAGATCCACGACCGGGGTGTCTTCCCGGCTCAAGACGTTACCCGCATCGTTGTAGCGCTCCTGAAAGCGCCAGTACACGTGCGCGATCGCAGCACCTTGCACCTGGGCGTCCTGGATCCCCCCCATCATGATGAGGAACCACGGAATGGATTTCGTCAGCCGGTAGCGCAACACCTGTTCCATAATGTCCGCCGAGATCCGCTCCTCCTTGATGCTTTCATTCAAAGGGGTCACGGACAGCAACTCCAGGTTGCTGAAATAGGCAGCAGCCGCAGCCGCCTCATTCTTTCTGATGACGCTGCGGGTCTTCGGACGAAAGAGGTTTGAGCGCTTCTTGAACAGATCCGAGTTGTACTTGCTATCGGTCGGGTGCTGGTTATTGAAGGCCCGGATGCTGTCTTCCCAGAAGCGCCTGTAATTCGAATCAACGTACGTCGTCGAGAACCGGTAGGCATCCTTGGCCCGATTCAACCAGTTTGGTTGTCGTTCCTCGCTTCCACTACCTTCCTCAACCTCCATACCACCATCTTCACCCTCCTCGCCCGGCTCCCACGGTGTTGAGTCACCGGCTGGGGGGTCAGAAATGTGCGGGGGCTGCGGTCGCCACGGAGTGGATTGCGGCATCTAGGTGAAGTTACGATCCTGTTTGCGCTTCCAGTGCGGCACTGTGGGAGGCGTACCGTCCCACGGGCCCCGGGGTAAACCAAAGGCCTCGAGCAATTCGCCCGCTGCCATGACGGCGATATGCCCCATTTGTTTCGGCGTCCCGGGCTTCAGAAGTGTCGAAAATCCCTCCCGACCAATTACGCGCGTGACCTCACTGGCAATGGCCAGATGACGGATCACGAGCGACCGCCCTTGAAATCCAACAATCCAAGGGTGATTGGGGTATGCCTTCTGAAGAATTGCGCCAATCTCCAGCGCCAATTCCATATCGGAGACTTCGTCCGCGTCACCAAATTCCAGTATCTTGAGGGTGGCTGCGTTATCCAATTGCGGCCCTCACGGCGGAGCCGATTGACCGGATCTGTAAATGCCGGTCGATCCCATATCAGTGGAGTCGAAGAATCGAACTCCCCCGAATTGATACACCCGGTGGTCGGGGGCAAAAAACTCGGAACCCCAGGCCCTGGCGACCAGCTCAAACAGGCTGAACGTTCGGGTGGAAACCGGGAGCCCCAAAGAGGACGGAAGTGGTGATGGCATGTTTATAGACTCGGTTCGATCTCTTGCGCAAAGCGCGCCATGGCCTGTTGATCTCGCAATTCACGTAGCTCGCCGGCCATACGCTTGATCGCGTTATAGAGGAAGTAGTTTCCGCTGCGGAAGGACTCCTCCAGTGCACGCTGAATGTCCTCGGTGGTCATCGGTTGCATGGTGTTCTAAATGTCCCAAGCTGCATGTAACCCCCCAACTCGTTACGGGTACCCGGATAGGGAATCGCTCCTGTGACAGGCCAGTCTTTCATTGCTGCGACGTGGTACCACGCCACCCCACGATTGCGACCGTAATCACTGGGGATCTTCGCTCGTAAGTCGTACACCGTGCCCGGAGGCAACTTTTTACGAGCCATCTCGTGCAACATCTCGATGTGCCGAGGCATGTCACGCTCAAACTTGTCGATCGATGCCCGCCCCAGTTCCAGGAGGGTGACGCGTTCATTGACATTCTCAATGGCGTTGCCACACTCACCAAAGTTAGGATTGTCCTCCGGAGAGTCGTAGCTCACTTGTACCGAGCCATCTTCGAGGACGAAATACTTTAAGCTCATACCTGCATCCATTTACCGCCAAGCTAAACGTGCTCAGGTTCCAATGACGACTGATCAACATGAACCGGCGCAACCGGCTCGATGTCATAGATGCGCGATGCCGCATCCACCAAATCCTTGAGCCCGCCAAACGGAAAGTATGAAATCTGGAGTCGAAAGCGCTCCGTCACGTCATACACATTGTTGTGCTCGTCCTGACGACGAATTTGTCGCGCGAGGCGATATTCATAGCCTTGCGCCACCATGCGCTGCTGCAGACTCGTGAGGCGGCGATCATCGGTTGGATAAGGCAGGTAAAAGCGGTGCCCTCGGATGTCAGGCACCAGGCGTTGGACGCGATCCTTCTTGCTTCCCTCACCCTCGCGCGGCCAGTCCAACTCTGTGATCTCGAACCGACAGCCTTCAATGCGTTGCCGCTCATGGAAGTAGTCGAGATCCGCAATCGCCCCAAAACGCTCGTAACCGACCCGGATACCCATGACGCCTGCGGCATCGGACCACTTGCCCCACAAGTCCCGCATCCAACGCCAGCGCTCCATCAAATCCATCTTGTGGTCGACGCCATCCAACAGGTATTTGTTGGCGGCTGCATCGACCCCAAGAATCACCATCGCGGTGTTGGCGCTGTCCTTTTTGACCGAACGGGCCGGGTCAATCAGGAGATACACCATCAAAGTCAGCGGACGTGCCTCATACACCTGCAGGTCATTGACATCGAACATGCGCTGCTGACCGGCCAGCGGATTGCAGAGCATTTGACAGGCAAGCGTGCTTTCGAGTTGGTTCTTCTTCTTCAGATCCCACGCTTCCTGCGTCAGCAGGACCGGCTTACCCTCAGGTGTCCCATCCTCTGTTGCGGGGTAGATGCGCGGGGTTGCAGCGCCCTTCTTGATGATCTCAGAATAGGTGTCCGCATAATGGTAGCGAGTACCGACATACCATTTTCTTCCGCCAATGCTGCCTAAGTTATCCGAAAGCGACCAGGCCTCGGTCGTCTTCTGGATCTGCTCCGGGGTGTAGACCGAGGTGTCGGTTACGACATCATCGTAGACCAGGAGTTTGAAGTGTTTCGAGGTCGGCTGTCCGTCCACCAGACCG